TAATCACCAGAGACAATACGAATGTTCTCAATTTTAAGATCAAGAGTATAGGTGCCAGTACAACAACCTTCCACAGTCATATCATAAGTATTGCTGGTATCATTCTCCTTGTCGCGCAGAATTAATTTAACAGTATCAGATCCTTCCGCAGAATAGAAAGTAAGATCAGGAAGACCATAAATTGCAGATGCTTTCTGCAATGCTACAATATCAGTTGCAGATAAAGAAAATTCCATATCAGCACCAGGGAAATTTACATTCTTTTCTGGTGCAGACTTGAGCGTAATTTCAGGGTCACTAAAATAATACTTAACAGACTGAGAACCGCTACGAACAGTAACAAAATCGTTAGAGGTGAATTCCAATTGAGGATTATCAAACAAAAGGAGACCTGAAAGGAACTGACTAAGATCATATATTGCGAAGTCAGACGGAAAGCTTTCGCCGCCGTTGTATTTTGCAAGAATATTTTCTGCATTACTAATTGTCCTAAGAGTATTGCCTTTCCTAAAGACAATAGAAGAATTGATTAAACTAAAATTTTTAAGGACATTTACTGTCTCTGGTGATAGTGTTACTTTATTCATTTGTCATAATCAACGGTAAATGATGTAGATCCTGTTTCATTTTGATGTGCTTTAGCAGTTTTATCATTAAAATGGAGTAGAAGCATTCCATAATGAATAATTTTCATAATGTCCTTACGGGCAGTTCCTTTTCTGTCATAACGAGAAGCATACTTTAAAACATTACTCCTACAAAATGCTTCTGCATCACCCACAGAATCAATAAGGTCAAGAGTCTGTACGTTTCCTACAGAATAATGACCTTTATACGTGTTACTGATATAATCAGAAACTTCTTTGAGGATTTCATCCTCATTATACTTCTTCACGGTGTGCATACGTATTCAATATCCTCATAATAGCACTCTTGTTTCTTTCCGTCAAGGTTGATCACAGTAATGATATCTTCTGAAACCTTACGAACCCTGGCAGCGCCTGTTCCTTTAACGGAAACTACGCTGCCAATGAATGTACATTCTCCTTGTTTACTCATTAGCGTACTCTTGTTCGTACTGTTGTTCAAACTGCTTCTTTAAATAAGATTGTCGTTCTGGATCTGAAACAATGTTAACATTGATCGTCCTCTTCCGTTCACGGCGATTCTGCTTCGCTACCTCACATGAAATGTGATCGCGAGCACGTTTAAATGCTTGATAGGTTCCAGTTTCAAGTTCAAATTCACCATTCTCAACCTTATCTGTCCAAGCAGATAATGATTTAACAGCGACCTTGAGTTGTGCGTTTGAGACCTTAGTTGTTCTTGGTTTTGTCATTTTAAAAAATAATAATGTTGATGGAAGGAAGGAAGGAAGGTTACATCATGACTCTTCCCCCACAACAACATCAGTAGTTACATCTGCATCAATCTTATCATAGAGTTCCAAGAATGATTGCTTGGTCTCCTCATCAAATCTATTTACGCAAACCTTGATTGCTTTAAGACGATCATTCCATATTGCAAATGCACGAACAATGTGTACTAGACGGCGAGTTGAGATAACTTCATCTATACCACCATCATTGTATGTTCTACGAATGATATCTGCCCAGTTAGCAAGGTTCTCACAGAACTTCTCGTCAAGTACACCTAAGTTACCAGAAACCTTCTCAAGAATCTTCTGCTCAGTCTTAGGAGTAGGATATTCTTGCTCAAAGGTTAAAGCGAATCGCTCAAGGAAGGCTTCATTAAGCACGTTAGTTCCAATAAATCGTCCATCATCTGAACCTTTACCTTTAGTATTTGCTGTTGCGATGATGTTGAATCCTACCGCAGGTCTAACAAACTTACCAGTCTTTTTCAGGAAGACACCTTTACCTTCCAAGATAGATTGCAGACACAAGATTTTATTGGAAGCGAGATCAACTTCATCTAAAAGGAGTATAGCTCCCCTTTCCAGTGCTTCAAGAACTGGTCCGTTATGCCATACAGTATCGCCATTGATAAGACGAAACCCACCAATAAGGTCATCTTCATCGGTTTCAATTGTAATATTTACCCGAATCAACTCTCTATTTAGAACAGCACATGCTTGCTCTACACTAAGTGTCTTACCATTACCAGAGAGTCCAGTAATGAAAGTAGGATAAAAGATCTTAGAATTGATAACTTTTTTAATATCAGAAAAATTACCAAATGGTACGAAACTATGATCTTTAGTAGGAACAAGACCATATTCTTCACGACCACTAGACTCTACTGATGGTGATTGATATGTTTTTTCAAGACGCTCTGCAGCAGTAAGATTCCATGTTCCACGAGTAACTTTCTGGAACTGTGGGAGTTTATTAATTCTCTTGGTTACGCTCTGAACTTTAACTCCAAAATGTTCAGCAGCATCCTTAACCTGATCGCTAGTTACAGTCTCACCATCATTTGATAGGAATGTGATCAGATCTTCATCAGTAAATTTAGATTGAAAAGGCATCAGTTCTTTCTTTGTATGTGTATAGTATAAGGGATGGGTTGGAAAATAGGGAAGATAGTGGACACTTCCCCAACTGTCATGCTATCTGGTCAACGAATGAAGTTAATATCTTCTTGTTAGTGGACTTACTCTTAAGCATCTTCTTGAATGCCCTAGTAATCTCACCCTTCTTTGCACCTTCAGCAACGGAAAGTTCGCATTCAGATTCTAGATCTTTATTTGATAGTGCATACACAGCTGTGTATGCTTTTGGATTTGGAAGAATTACACACTTTTCCTTTCTCCATTTCTTTTTAATTTCTTCAAATGTATTGTATGCAGCATCTGTATAACGATCAACGAAATTTCCTAATTGAGCAGCACATAGAATACGAAAACCAATAACATTAACACCAGGATTACGATCACGTACTTGCTGAATGAAAGTATTGGTTGGTCCATTTAAAGAATGAGCAAACTTGGGGTATACACGTCCAGTCTTCTTATCCCTCAATACGTGATCATACTCAACACGACGTGGAGAAAGGTAATTAATATCCTTCACCTCATTATAAACTTCTCGCCCGTATGCAGACTGGCAACCTTCGCCATCAGTCAGAATACATACATTCACCTTCTGTAAACCATTATCCTTTTTGAACTTAGGAAGAATGTAATTCAATAGTAAGATTGATTCATTCAAAGGTGTTCCAGATAATCCAACACCAATTGTTGGAGAAGTTGAAAAGGAATAACCACAGAGAGTTGCTTCTCTCCATAGATTAATACACATACGTTCATAATCTTTTGAACTAGACCTAGAAGAAATAAAATTCATCAAGTGTAAATTCGTAGGATTAATATACACTACATTCTTTTCCATACCAGGCCAAGATCTCTCATAATAATCACCTCCAACAGACTCATACTCACCCATTGCACGTTGTGCTAGATGCCACTCATTAGTGAAAGCATATACTTCAAATGGAATCTGAACTTTCTTACAAAATGAAGTCAGGTTAAGTAATTGCTTAACTGTAGATAGAAGTTCATTTGACATTGATCCAGACCAATCAAGTAAGAAAATCAATCCATGATTCTTACCATCAGGTACAACAGTTACCTTTTTAAATAAATCTTCACTGTACTTATAGGTATGAAGCTTAGTACAATCAAGTACACCAGTTTTAGATTCACCAGATCGCGAATATGAATCCGCAGATTTACGACACTCAAATTCCTTTACTAAGTAATTAACTTCCTTATTAGAATTCTTACGATACTCCCTATAGTCTTCCTCAATTGATGCAAAGTTTGCAGCAAAATGATTTGGTGATTCAGTAGAACTTTTATGGGAATCAATCCAATCATGAAGAACCTTCCAATCAACAAGATGTTTATTTAAATCAATCTCATCAGGGATTTCAAGATATGCAGGATTACGTATATGTGAACTAGTCAAATCTCCAGACTTAGAATCAAATGCTTTCTGAGTACGTGAAGTCTCTTCAAATGATTCTGCACCCAAACTACCAGTACTAGGTTCTTGATAATCTAGTATGTCTAGATCAGCTTCTGGATTAATATCTCCACCGTCAGACTCTTGATCCGTATCCTCTTCATCAGTATCCTTAGTATCCCCTCCATCACCATCATTCACTTCTTCAGCGTCATCATCACTTACAGATGCAATAGGATTAACTGCACTATCCTGCTGCCCAAGAGTATAAATCTCTTCAGCAATTTGAAGAACTTCCTCAAAAGTTTCTGCTT